TGGACGGAAGCCTTAAGCGTATGGAAGCTGAGTTTGCTGACAAAGATAGCGCAAGACAGCGTGAGATGGCTATCTCTACTAGCGAACATAGTCCTTGGTTAAATAAAATAATAACCAGCGTATTGGCTTTAGGTATCGTAGGACTCACCTTTGCTTTGTTTGCTGTAATATTATTCTTGGAAGTTACACCTGCTAATAAAGACATATTGATTTTTTTACTAGGTAATTTAACAACTTTAGTGGGTTTAGTGTGCTCATATTATTTTGGTAGCTCAGTGGGCAGTAAAGATAAAACAGAAGAGATAAAGGGGTTAATGAAGAAATGAAAATGGATTGGAACACAAGTACATACTTTTCTATGCACGAATTCAAATGTTCGCATACTGGACAATGTGATATGAATCCAGAGTTTATAGATAAACTTAATAATTTACGTTTAGCTTTTGGAAAGCCTATGAAGGTTACATCTGGATATAGGCACACAAGTCACCCTATTGAGAGAAAGAAACAAACCCCTGGAGCACACACTACAGGACAAGCTGCGGATATAGCGGTATCGAGAGAAGATGCTTTTCATTTATTATCTTTGGCATTGACTAAAGGATTTACCGGAATTGGTATACAACAAAAGGGCTCAGGCCGCTTTATTCATTTAGACACCTTACAAAACACGGAGGAAAGGCCAAGACCTACAATTTGGTCATATTAAATTATGTTTGGATTTAGTTCCTATAGTGAAATATCGTACTCTTCTGTACCAAGAACACCTGATGTTACTATAACACCCACAGGGGTATCTGCTACAGGTGCTGTAGGAACGGTTGTTATTCCTAATATTGCGGTAAATTTATCAGGAGTATCAGCGACAGGAGCTTTAGGAACGGTAAGTATATCACTTGAGATAACTGCGACTCTAACAGGACTAGTTGCCTTAGGAGAAATAGGAAGTCCAACCATGTGGAGTCCGGTAAATGATGCTCAAAGTGCAACATGGACAAGCATAATTAATTAAGGAATTGAAATGAGTAAAACATACGGTAATGATTTAAAACTTGCAATTATACAATCAGGAACACAATCGGGAACCTGGGGAGAAGTTACGAATGATAACCTAGAACAAATTGTGAAAGGAATTGGTGGCTTCGTATCTGTATCTTGTTCAGATCCTTCTCCAACAGTTGTGCCTTTTACATCTGCTCAAGATGATGAGAGTTCTAATCAAACATTTAGAAACTTATATTTAAGTTTGAGTGGAACGGTAACTGCGAGTCCTCATGTACTACAATTACCCGCCATTGAAAAAATGTATGTCATAAAAAATGGCACAAATCAAAATGTTGAGGTAAAAACTTCAACACAAAGTACAGGGATTACTATTAAAAATAGTCAAACAGCTATTGTTTATGTTGACGGAACAAATGTAGTTACTACTTTTGACTTTTTTGAAACTCTCACGATTGGAACTCCTACTTTTAGTAATGCTTTAACAGTACCAAATGGTGGAACTGGAAATGGAGGACCATCAGGAATTACAAGCGGTGCTCTGTTGATTGGTAATGGAACAGGAGCTTTAACGGAAAGAACCGGAACTTCAGTAAATGACTTTCTTCAATGGAATGGTAGTACATGGGTTTCTCAAGCTGTTACTCCAGGAAGTGGAACTGTGACTTCTGTTGATGGTTCTGGAACAGTTAACGGAATTACTCTAGGTGGAGGACCTATCACTGGTTCTGGTACTTTAACTCTGAGTGGTTCGATAACCGGAGTTGTAAAAACAGATAGTAGTGGTGCTCTTCAATCTGTAAACGGAAATTTTCAAATAAATAAATCTACTCCTATATTGTTTTTAGGAACTGCGACTTCAGGTAGTTATTTTGGTTTTAATGAGTCGGGTAATCAGGTAAATTTAGTTTCTTCTGGAACAGTTCAAATTGGATTAGTTTCTAGTCAAATCGCCGTAAATAATCATATGATACCTAGTGTAGATGCTACTTATGATTTAGGAACAGGAAGTTTTAGGTATAAAGATATTTTTGCTAGTGGAACTGTAACTAGTTCGGATCAAAGACTAAAAAACAGTATTCAAGATACGGATTTGGGTTTAAGTTTTGTAAATGCTTTAACACCTAGAAAATATAAAATGAGTGATGGAACACCTACTTTAAGCTCTCCTGGAACGGATACTTCTTTTCCTCAATACACATATAGTTCAGGGACAAGATTTCATTACGGTTTAGTCTCTCAAGAAGTTGTCACGGTTTTAGATAATCAAGGTATCGATAAAAGTTTATTTGGTGGTTGGACTTTAGACGATCCAAGTGATCCTGACTCTAGACAATCATTAAGATATCACGAGTTTATTTCTCCGATGATAAAAGCTATACAGGAGCTTTCTGCAAAGGTAGATGCTTTGGAACAACGAGTACAACAATTAGAGTCTAATTAATGAGTTATTTTAAACTTTCTCTCAAACCTGGTATTGATAAACAAAACACCGAATATGGTGCTGAGGGAGGTTGGACTGATTGTGATAATGTGAGATTTCGATATGCTCTACCTGAAAAAATAGGGGGTTGGACTGAGTTTCAACAAAAGACCGCTACAGGTACTTTTTTAATTGGAATGGCTAGTGATGTAATTGCATGGAAAGATTTAGATGGATCTCCTCATTTAGCTGTAGGAACTAATAGAAAACTGTATGTAAACTATCAAGAAGTTTATTACGACATAACTCCTATACGATCAGAAAATAATTCTTTAGCAAACGCTTTTTCAACAACTTCAGCTAGTACTACTGTCACAGTTCACGATTCAGGGCATGGCGCAGTGCAAGGAGATTTTGTTACGTTATCTGAAGTAACAGACAATCCTGGCGGAATATCTAATGCTAGTTTAACAGGTGAGTTTGAGATACAAGATATTACAGACACAAATGCATACACAATTATAGCTGCGTCTGCTGCTACATCTACTGTGGCAACAACAGGTTCAGCTACATCTGCTTATCAAATTAGTGTAGGAAAAGATGTGAATTTTGCTGACTTTGGTTGGGGTGTGGGAGAATGGAACGTAGAAGAATGGGATACTCCCCGATCAGCAACAGGAACAGGAATTGTTCTTAACTCTAGGATATGGCAATTTGATACTTTTGGAGAAGATTTAATTTGTCAGTTACAAGATGGAAATATATTTAGATGGGATACATCTGTAGGCGTAAACACTAGAGCAGCTTTAATTCCTAACGCTCCTACAAAAAATAGATTTGCTTTAGTAACTACCGATAGACATTTAGTCTTGTTTGGTTCAGAAACTACAGTCGGAGATGCTAATACATTTGATCCGATGTTAGTTCGTTTTTCAAATAGAGAAGACATTAGTAATTATTCTGTTACCAATGAAACCACAGCAGGTGATCAAAGATTAACTGATGGTAGTAAAATTGTTTCTGCTATTCGATCAAGAAATCAAATTTTAATCATCACGGACACATCTTTGCATGGAATGCAATTTGTCGGAGATCCATTTACTTTTGGATTTACTCAATTAGGTACAAACTGTGGTTGCGCGGGTTCTCATGCCGCAGTTGATGTAAACGGTTTAGCTTTTTGGATGGGAGTAGAAGCTTTTTATGTTTTTGATGGAACAGTTAAAAAGTTACCTTGCACAGTACAAGACTACGTTTTTGACAATATTAATCTTGATCAAAAAGAAAAGTTTTTTGTTGGGCTAAACTCTCAATTTAATGAGTTGACTTGGTGGTATTGTTCTTCTGGTGCAAATCAAATTGATAGATCAGTAACATACAATTACTTAGAAAATGTTTGGCACATAAATTCTTCTATACACAGAACAACATGGGCAGATGTCGGTGCATACAATAATCCTATCGGATTAGAGTATTTTCCAAATAGTACATCTACTTATACTATCTCAACCATAAACGGTTTAACTCAAGGAAGAAGTCTTGTATATACTCACGAAGTTGGAACAGATGCAAATGGTTCCGCTATGAGTTCTTTCTTGCAGTCAGGATATTTTGATATTGGAGATGGTGATGAGATGATGTTTATGAAGAGATTTGTTCCTGATTTTAAAGATCAAGTTGGAGATATAAACGTAAATTTATTTTTAAGAACATATCCAGAAACAACTGCTACAAATAGTAGTTTAGATCCTTACCTTGTAACTCCGACTACAGACAAAGTAGATACTCGAGCAAGAGGAAGGCAGATATCTTTGAAGATAGAAAGTAGTTCTGCCGGATCTACCTGGAGATATGGTACGTTAAGAGTAGATATTCAACCGGACGGAAGACGATGAGTAAAATTACAAATGTACGTTTACCAAACGCTGTTTTAGGTGAATATAACCCAGAGCAGTTTAACCAGTTAGTAAAATCTTTAGAGCAGGTAATTTTACAATTGAATAGAACATATACACCGATTACTACAGAAAACAAAGATCAAGCTCAAACTTGGTTTTTAGGGGGATAAATGGCAAACACATATAGAAGATTTATACAGACTGAACTGGCCTCTGCTTCTCTTACAGATGTAATTACAGTTACAGCGGGAACCACGGCTATTGTTAAATCAGTTATTGTGTCAAATGATGATGCAGCTGTCACGGCTTCTATAACAATGTCTGTAGCACCCAGTGGATCAGGCACACTTACAATTGAACCTGCAAAAGATTTATTACCAAAAACTAGCGAAGACCTACTATCAAACAAAGGTCCCTTGGTCCTTCAATCAACGGATGTGCTTAAAGTAAAAGGAACCGGAGGTAGTCCTAATATTGATGTAGTTGCTTCTGCACTTTTAGTGGACAGAAACTAATGTTTTATAGGATAATCTATAGGTATGTAATCACGTTCTTTCATAACGTGCAGCCTATTGGACAACAAAAGAGAGGAATGTAATGGAAGAGGGGATTATGGGGCTTAACCCTCAAATGGGAATGCCTCAAACACAAAACACGAATCAAGGACCAAGGCCAGAGGATCTTGAAGCCTTTGAGCAAGCAAGAAAGCAAATTCCTTCTGAGGAGCTTTCTCAAACAGTATTAGATGGTGTTGAGGAACAAGATCCAGAAGTGGTTGGAGCTTTTAAAGAATTGCTTCAAAGTATTGAGATGCCTGAAGAAGTGCTTATGGCTTTGAAACAGTTGATAAAGGCTGTTTTAGAAAACCCCGAAATGTATCCGCAACTCGTAGATGCTTTGATTCAGTTAGGTGCAGATGCAGAAGACATCCCACCTCAATTTGATCCAGAGTTTGTATCTACTTTAGCCTTAGCTTTAGATCAGGTGAGAAAAACAGCACCTATGCCAGAAGAAGTTCAAGGATTTGCTGATGGTGGTGAGGTTTCTATGAAACCGATTGCGAAGTACATGGCATCATTAGGTAGAAATGGAGACACAATCTTAGCTCACATAAATCCTGAAGAAGCTCGTTTATTAAAAGCTTTTGGAGGATCAGGAACAATTAATCCACAAACAGGTTTGCCTGAGTTTTTTATAAAAAAATTATTTAAGGGCGTTAAAAACGCAGTAAATGGTGTTGTGAAGGGTGCTAAAAAAGTATTAAAGTCTCCTGTGGGCAGACTCGTATCTGCCATAGCTATTGGAGCTTATTTAGGACCATATGCTGCTCAAGCTTTTGGAGCAAAAAGTTTTGCTGCGCAAGCAGCGGCTTCAGCTTTTATTGGGAGTACAGGATCTAGTTTGTTAGCTGGAGATGGTTTAAAAAATTCTTTTATGAATGGTGTAAAAACAGCGGGTATTACTTATGCTACTGCACCTGTCCTTCAAGCCACTTTTGGAACACCTACAAATGTTTCAGGACCGGAAGCCACTTTTGGAGAAAAAGTAGCTGCAGGTTTTAAAGCACCAGAAGGTCAATATGGTTCATTGTTTACATCAACCCCAATTCAAGAAAGAGGTGTTTTTGGTGATGCGCCCAGATCAATGGAACCTGGAGGTGTTTTTGCACCAAAACAAAGTGTATCCCTTGTTCAAGATCAACCTTATAAAGGTATGGGAGAGTTTAGAGAGGATGTTGCACGAGTAGGAGAAGGCGGAGTATCTGATAATTTCCGAACTACTGCTCAAGTAGCAGGTGATACAGACGGAGTGTTATCTCTTAAAGATCTAGATAATTTACAGCAGATACGCCAACAGGAGCCAGGATTTGGAAATTTGTTATCTAAAACTCCAGAAGGTGTTGAAATTGTAGATAAATCAAAATTTATACCAGGCTACAGGGAACTTGGTATAAAACCTAAAATGACTTATGGAGAATATTTTACAGAATTAGGAGGTGGGATCAAAGATCTTGTAAAAGCTCCTTTTTCAAAGGACATTACCGCAAGTGACGCTCTTTCACAAATAGGAAGAGCTGCAGCTGCTAAACCATTTACAACGGCTGGTTTAGGGTTAGTTGGTGCAAATCAATTAGGTCTATTAGATGGTGTTGAGGCAAATCCAAATTTACCTGGTGGCTATGACCAAAGAGGTTATGAACTATATATGGAAAATCCAGAGAAGTATAAATCTTTTTTTGTAAGACCTGAGATAAGTTACTATCGAGACAGAGTAAGACAAATGCAAGAAGGTGGTATAGCTCAAAATTTTCCCAGAAAAACTGGAGCGATAAACGGACCAGGAACTGGAACATCTGATGACATTCCTGCAATGTTATCTGATGGTGAATTTGTATTTACTGCAAAGGCTGTTAGAAATGCCGGAGGCGGTGATCGTAAAAAGGGTGCAAATAAAATGTACTCTATGATGAAATCCTTAGAAAGGATGGGATAAAAAAATGGCAGAGGGTTTTTCACGAGCAACAACAACTTTAGAGCCTGAATTACAAGCCAAAAATATTGGTTTAGTAGAAGGCATGATGGAAGAAAAGCTTGGTAGTTACAAACGCGGTCCAGATGGAGAACTTATAAAAGTCGGTCCCGCAGATCCTGATGTGCTTCCTGCATACGAAGTAGCTCCTCGTGATTATTTTCAAAATGTAGCTGATCTACAGTTAGGAGAAGAGTTTAGACGAGGTAGAGGTATTGGTGGTTATAAAGATTATATGGATGTAGGTTTTGATACCGCTTCACAAGCCAGAGGTCTTTATGATCAAGGTATTGGAGTTTTAAAACAAACTGGTGGACGTTATGATCCTTCTGATGTTTCAAGATACATGGATCCGTATCAACAACAAGTTGTTGATTCCACTATGAGAGAATTAAACAGACAAGCTGGAACTGCTAGAAACAGAGCCGCAGATCAGGCTATTAGATCAGGAGCATTTGGTGGTTCAAGAGAAGGAGTTCAAAGAGCAGAATTAGAAAGAAACTTAGCAGATGTTCAGTCTCGAGCATTAGCTGATTTATATTCTAACGGATACTCTGAAGCTTTAGGTGCATCTAGACAAGATTTTGCAAACCAACAAGCAAGGCTAGGTAACATTGCAAGTGGTCTTGGTCAATTTGGACAGGGCTTTCAAGGTCTTGGTGAGTCTATACAAAATACTGGAAAACTTGCTCAAGGTCAGGCTTTAGCTGATTATCAAGCATTTTATGGTGCAGGTGGTGCAAGACAAGATCAAAAACAAAGGGAAATGGAAGCTAGTAGATTAACAGATTACATGGCAATGATGTATCCGTATCAACAATTTGGATACTTCCAAGATGCGTTGAATAAAGTTCCGATGGGTCAGTCTACATTTACTGCTAGCTCACAGGGAGGATACAATCCGATATTACAAACTGCTGCAACTGGCGCAAATGTTATGTTTGGACTTGGTGCATTGAAATCTGGATTTCCTAATATGCAAATTCCATTCTTTGGATCGGGTAGTTAAATATGGCTAAAGATGTCTTTAACAGAAAAATGTTTTTACAAGTTTGTCCATCAAACGAGGACAAAGATCGTACCGTGGATGACCCAGAAATAATTCAAAGAAACATTCAAAAGACTATGAGTCAACAACCACCACAGCAACCACCACAGCAACCACCACAGCAATCACCTCAAGGTGGCATTCAATCTTTAAGAGAAGGTGGTATGGTGGGCAATGAAAGTTTAAATGTTGCTAATGAGTTGAGACAAATAACTTCGGGTCTACGAGACACGGTCACTCCGGTTTACAGAGAAAAAGGTTCACCTCGTGAGGGAGAGAGAGCAGGTTTCTTACCAAATTTAAGAGAACGAGGATATTTTGATCCAAACTTTTATATACAAAAATTTACTGGAT